AACGATGGTTTCTTTAACACCAGGAGTTTTCCATGCCTCTTGACATGCTTTCTTAATAGTTCTTACGGGGTTTACAGCAGATCGACCATCGTTAAGGTCAGAACCAATCTGTTGTGAAACGTAAATACGACCACCAACGTCATTCGTTGCTAGGTTGAGGACGTATTCTGTAGTAGCAATCTTGTCTGATCTATCACCTAGTAGAGGTGTAATAGATCTTGGGTATATTCCAGCTTCTCCAGTTGTATTATATCCAAATCTCTCACTATCAACAGCGTGGAAACCAATATGTTTGAATTGAACTTCACCATTTAGTACAATGCCATCAACGTGTGTTGGAGCATCATTACCAGTTTGACCAGAATTTATTGACTGGTATAAGTTAGCACCAAAATATCTGTATGCATCCTTTTGAAGAATAACATTAGGAGCCCAAGGAGTACCAGTATTATTCTGATAAGTCTTTAAATTAGGTGCTCTGAAGTTAGCATCAGGAGTAACAAAGTTATCAATATCAAGGTTAAGGATTCTTGCAGTATCAGAGATGATAGAAGTTGATGTTCTGATAGCACCAGAAACGTCAAGTTCGTAATCAACCGTGTCAAGAACAGCAAGAGCAGTAGCACCAGAACCACCACCACCTTCAATAGTAACTGTTGGAGCAGTTGAATATCCTAAGCCTGGGTTGTTAACGGCGATAGTAACAACTTGACCATTGAATATAAAAGCAGACGCTTGAGCTTGTATTCCACCAGCAGGAGGAGCTTCTATAGAAACTGTAGGTTGTACAGTAAATCCACCACCACCATTGGTGATGTCAATATTGTTTATTCTCTGTCCAGTTCTGTTAATACCAACACGAGGTAATCCTGTGTTCGTATCCAATTCTGTACGTATTATCTCTCTTTCTAGAGCACCCGTACCAACTCTTATGGTTGCTTCTGTATCACCGATAAGAGAGGGTTTAGAACCCCTAATCCTTTCCTTATCAGAATTGATGTTAAAACTCATGGTGTCGCCTTACTCCAAGCCTTTAAAATCCTATTTTATATTTAGCATCAAGTCCACGCAATACTAATAACTTCTGTCACAGCAGCCCATTTAATTGTGGCAGTTGTACCTGCTCTAGTTGTGGTATAACTAAATCTATTTGGTGATCCTAAAGGTTGAATATCCCAAGTCTGACCAGTAGGAATATCATCTTTAATAACTGTTGTCATTGTAGAAAGTACACTAGTATTGCCAACAGCATCACAAAATAATGTTGTTTCCATCTTTGCACTATAAACAGTTCCTGTTGGATTAACTCCAAGAACATATCCAGTAATGAAATTGACTGTATTCTGTTTAATTACTATCTGACCAGCAGTAGTATCCAAAGAAAGTACAGATGTATTTAATCCGCGTAAAATATACCGAGTAGCATCACTATCTGTATAATGCGAGTTTGCAATATGTAAAGTGTTAAAATCCTTTGCATTTCTTTTGTCATCAAATATTGTAGTTTGTCCAATAGAAAAACCACCATTAGAATCTAATTGTTCCTTAGTTACTGCCATTGTTTATTTCTTAGTAATATTTGATACGATAGTCACCTTAACGGTATGAGTCGCTAGGACACTAGCTCCTAATGTCATATTTAGTCTAACCTCATTGTTAGATGTCATCTCAAACTCTGGTACAATTAATTCAATTCCAGTTCTTAAATTACCATATTCGCTGTATACAACATTCACTCCATCATCTATAACACCAAACTCATACATTTCTTTATGTGCATTTGATACGTTCTCTGCTACGACAACGACCTTAGCACCTTTCTCAGTTGAAGTTGGATAAATGACAGAGTTACCAGAGTTAGATGAACCCTTAACCATAGTAACAACATCAGTTAATATTCTAAGATCTGCAAGTTCAAACTCCTTAAGATCACTATCAAAGACCTTAACTCCACTATATGTTCCTGTACCAAATCCTGTGTTTAGATATACATCACCTTGATCATCTAATCTAAGAATTGCATCTGTATATACACCAGATGATACACCTATATCAAAGTATTGCTTAGAACTATGTAAGAATGTCTTAGTAGCAGATGTGTTATCAAGAGTTGTTGCAGCACCATCAAATGTGAATAGAGATGCAGTAATCTCAAATTCATCACTAGTACTAGAAACAATAGTATCTACAGAATAGAACTCAAATGCTGATTGAGTTAATCTCAATGCATTGTTACCAGCAGTATAGAAGTACAAAGTATCTTCATCACCACCAGCAGTTAATTCAGGAACAATATAAGTATCTTGGTCAACGTCCTTAACACCACCCAGTGATCCCCAGTTAAGACCATCATATCCTTCATATTGAAGTGTAGATGAGTTATATCTGATAGAACCTCTCTCAGCAACACCTCTTTGAGCAGTGTTACCAGATGGAATTACCAATGAAGTAGCAGCATCAACAGTAACTTTCTTACCAGAATTAGGTCTAATAACTAGGTCATTAATATCAGTTGAAATTTCATTACCAAATAATCTTAAATCTCCACTAATAACAAGAGGACATGTCTTATTCTGACCAACTCTAAGTTCTTGAATATCATCAAATTCTAATGGAGCAACACCTAATCCCCAGAATGTTAATTCCGCAGTACCATTAGCAAGAGCACCAGATGTGTGTATTGGTTCATTACCAGTAGTAGCAGTAGTACCAGCCTGTGTTACTTCGTATAAGTTGTTTAACCACTTAACATATGTACCAGCAGTAACAGGTGCGTTAGCATTCCACTCAGTATATGCAGGGGCAAGTACGTTCACAGAACGTATCTTCTTCATGTTTACAAACTCAAGGAAGTAAGGACTTACCTTAAGTGTATTAACGTTATCGTTAAAGAACCAGATAGTATTATCGTTAGCACCAACTGTCTCTTCTGCCAACATGTAGGTGTTTCCGTCTAGGTCTCTTACACCACCTAGAGACGACCATGATAGAGTACTAGAGTGATATCCTTCATACTGATTAGAAGTAGTGTTAAATCTAATAACACCATCCTTAGTAATAGCAGGGCCTGGTCTAGATGCTGTATCACCAGCAGGAACTGCGAAACCAGATAATGCATCTACACCAGCAATTCTTCCTTGCTCTGGTTTAAGAGTAATATCCTTAGCATTGTAAGAAGTTATTGTAGCATCATCACCAGTAATCTTAAGATTATCACCAGCTCTAATATCATCAGATTTTAAATAACCACCAGTAGCAACTGTTAAGTTACCAGTAGCACTCTCAATCTGTAATTTTGGTACAAATGGAGTACCAGATCCAACTTTAAAGAATTGGGTTGTTACTTCAACGTCCTTATCTGCATCAGTCTGAATACCTAATTTTGTACCAGTAACAGCACCAACAGTAGCAGGAGCTTTTAGTAATGGAGTTTCTAATGATGCACTAGCAACAGCAATAGTAGAAGTTAAATTAGGAATAGTAGCATTACCAATTTCACCATCATTTGAAACAATATTTCTAACAGTAAATGATCCATCAAGAACTTCACCCTTAATAATTTCTTCTATAACAACATCATTAACAAGTAACTGGAATCCAGTACCAAATGTCTTAGGGTTGTTTTGATTAATGGTAATTGCTGATTCCTGACCATCTTCACCACCTTCATTAGTATGGTCAATACTATCAGTAGCACAATAGTAGTATAGTGTTGGAGTATCTTCAGTTACTTTAATACTTAATTCTTCAGATCCAGCAGCACTAACTCTCGTTACACCATCAGTATACTCAGCACCAAAGACAGCAAATTCAACTGCACCACCAACTGTAGGTAATTTGTCAATAGTAAATTGAGTTGCACTATCAACACTTACAATCTTTGTATCAGCAGCAAATGTACCTGCTCCTTGGTCAGCAAGATCTTTCTCTACAACAAACCCTGCTTTATATCCAGTTGTAGAACCAACTGTAATTTGAGTTGCTGTTGATGCTAATGTTGCTGTCTGAGCTTCTACTCTATCCCATCTTCCATCTGGAAATGAACTTAGAGAGAATGTATGACCACCAAGTGTAGCACTGTTTAAATTAAAACTATATTCATTACCAACGAATAATTGTAATGCTGGAACAAATTGATCAACACCACTTCCAGTATCAATAGTAAATCTAAAGTCATCAGCAGAACTTTGTACCTCATATGCAGTAGTACCAGCAGCATCATTAACAAAGAATCCACCAGCACTAAGACCAAAGTAGTCGATGATCATATATGTGATCCATCCACCAGCTGCTACAATCTTACGCACAGCAGCACCAGTACCAGCAGAACTTACACTACCAACTGCTAATACAATGTTATCAGCAGGAGAAGCACCACCAACTAAAGATCCATCAATAGTTACTACTTCTGTATCTACATAAAATCTTCCCTCATCTCCAGTAGTTATAGTTGCTGAAAGAACAGCACCTGTATTATCACGAGTAACATCAAATTTTGCACCAACACCAGATCCAGCAGATGATGAAGCAACTCCACTATATGTCGCAACTGCTGCGCCACCTACAGTAGTAGATGTAGTAATACCAACAGCAATAATTCCACCACCAGGATCTCTTACTAAATCTCCAACTGCAAATGCAGTATCAGCAACTGTATTGGATACTGGTGTTACCTGTTCAACTTGTGTATTCTTAACGATGTATTCAATTGGTTGAACAAGATCACGAGGGTTAACTGTTAGAATATCATTCTTAGTATATCCATTACCACCATCAGCAACAGCAACCTCAGTAACAACACCTAGTTGATTGATAGTAAAGTTAAAATTCTGTCCGTTACCATAAGAAGGAACAAAGTTAGCAACAAGAGGACCAGCAGTATCAGGTGCTACAGATAGTTCTACAGTAGTAGCATCAATAATAGCAGTAATAGTAGTACCAGCAGCGAATGCACCAGTACCACTTACCTTAGTAACTTCCATTCCGTCTCCAATGAGACTAGAATCTGGAACAGTTAAGTAAGTTTGATTCTGGTTAGTAATACTAATATCAGCATCACCTGGAGTTGGTGCTCCAACTGACAATGTTATCTGAGTAGCATTGTCAACAGATGCAACAGTTGTATTAGCAGCTAACTGACCAGTATTGTTAATGTTGGCAATAATATCAACAGTGTCGCCAACTAGAATACCTGTTGTATCACTAAGTGTAATCTGTGGATTTGAAGTAGCAACTGACTGAACAGCAATAGTTAAATCTTCATTTGGAGTAGCACCACCAAGTAAATCACCAGTAATTAAAAGTTGGTCTGAAGGAAGATATCCTGTACCAGCATTGTTAATAGTAATGGAATCATATGATGCGTTACCACCAGCATATATGACATTAACATCACAATTAAATCCTGCACCAGCACCTCCAGTAGGAGTTATATTACTAAATGTTGCGTTAGCAGTACCAGCAGCAATACCAGTTAAGTTATAAGTGACAATTGCACCAGTAGAAACGAATGTAGTACCTGGTCCAGTAAATTCTAATACACCTCGTGCAACTGTACTGACATTTGTAGTACCACCAGGTAGTGTTAGTACATCATTAAGAGAATATCCTGAACCATATGCAGAATAGTCATCAATAGCAAGAATAGCACCAAAGTTACCACCAAGAGTATATTGGAATCCAGAACCTGTTACACCAGCACCTACGTCACCAGCAGATTGTAAATCTGTTGCAGCAACACTAACTACGTCACCTGACGTATATGCTCCATCACCAGAACTAGTAACAGAAACATTACTAATAGTTCCACCAACTGCTGTTACCTCTGTACTAAATCCATTACCAGTTGTATGATCAGTTAGTGTAACTGCACCACCCATTCCTGCATGTTGCCCACAGTTAAGGTATAAGTTATTACTTGCAGGAGCAGCAGGTACAACAAAAGTAACAATTCTAGTTGTATAAGTTGTATAATTAGCAAGCCAATCTGTTGGACTAACATCAACTCCATCACCAGTATATGTTACACCATCACCAGTACCTATGATACTTGAATTATCATCCTGTGTTGTACCAAAGAATAATGGATGAGTAGCAGCAGTTGTATCATTTAGATTGAATATGTATGTTTTTCCTTTGAATAGTGAGAAACTACCAGCAGATTTGCCATCAAAGAAATATAGACCACTAGCAGCTTTAACTACAAATGTCTGTGTACCAGCAAGAGGAAGAGTTCCAGTAAGTACATCGCCTATAGTATAACCAGAACCTGCTGATATAACTTCACTACCTCCAGCAGCACCAAATTCTTGAATGCTACCACCTTGAACAGTAATATTAGCAAGGAAGTTCGATCCGTTACCTCCTGTTAATGGAATACTCTTATAAGTTCCATCGGGATACGATTGTCCACCTGTAGTTGTAAAAGTCCATGCATCAACTGTGATGTCTGCTTGAAGTCCAGTACCACTACCACCAGTTAAATCAACACCTGAATAAGCACCTGCTGTATAGTTAATACCACCATTAGTTAAAGCACCACCAATCTCATCAACTGTAAAGTCAATAGTTGCACCAGAACCAGTTCCACCACCTACAGGAATAGTCTGATATGTACCTGGAGTATATCCAGTACCATTATTTGTAATAGTTCCAGTAAATCCCGCAACTGTCATGGACAGAGTAGCACCGTCACCAGTACCACCCAATGTTGCTACATCAGGATATTGTCCACCATCATAATTCTGACCAGCAGTTTGGATAGAAACAAGTAATGAATCCAGACTGTTTTTCTCAACAACGAAGTCCCTATAATATTTCGTTGATAACTCAGATAATGTCGCTAATTTCTTACTGTTACTAACAAATCCAAACAAACCGTTGGCTTGTTTGTACATTCCCAAATCTGGGTCATTAGTAAAAGCTAGACTTGGTTCTGAGACAGTACCATCACCTAGTTTTATATTACCTGCTTGTAGATCACTTCCTCCAGAAGTAACATTAAACAGTTGACTCGCTATGTCATTAACCTTCGTCCTCTGTTGTTCGAGGGTATCGGTTCTTGCTACACTAATTGCTGGCATGTCTTATTTCTTTCAGTAGGGACTTAATCTCAAAGAGTTCATTCTTCAACATATTTATGTCCTCTAATGCGGAACTAAGATGCTTAGACTTCCTTCGTGCTTCTATTGCAGAATCATCATTATTGATGATAGCACCTGTGTTTACGTCTCTTACAAGACCATCATGTCCTTCAACCTTCAAATAGTCCATACGCGGAGATTAGAAAGATGCTACTGCTCTAATGTCTTGAATCTTAGGAACATATGATGGATCAACTGATTTCATGACAATTTTAATAGCAAATGATGAGAATTCTGGAAGATCAGATGCACTATACTTCAATTCTTGATATGAAGATTGCTTCTCAACAGTACTTGAAATACTATTTTCACTAGTAGCAATTTCCAACGTGTCTGGTTCACCAGAAACATTAAAGTATGTCCAATCAATATCCTCAAAGTTTTCTTGACTAGATGCTTTCTTAAATCTATATAAGACTTCTAAGTTTGCAATGTTCTTAACATTAGCGGTTAAGCGAACATCAACAGCAGTTGCTGGATTATTAATAGCAACTTCCTTAGTTACATACTTAGCAATAGATGAACTATTCTTAGATGTATTTTCAGATACAAATTCTACACCCTTAGAATAAGATACTTTACCAACCTCTAAGAAATATGCTTCATCATCTGGTTGATTTGGATATGTTAGAATATCACCAACGCGGAAAATATCAGAAAGTTGATCATTTGTCACTGCATTTCTATTAAATAATACATTTGTACTAACACCACCAGTGAAATCATCATTGATTGGTTGTACATCATTCCTAGCAGTTAACTCTTGTGTTTCTTTATTCCATATAACTGACTTACCTTCAATCTTATTTGTATAAGTCTCTAAGATAACAGATGGATTTCTAGCAGTTATAGTAGAAGCATCTGCAATATCTCTTAATACTTGAGAAGGATTGGAATCAATAGTAACTGATGTTAATGAAGTTTGATTAACAAGTGTAACTGTCTCTCCTTTTTTGAAGAATTGACTTGTCTTAACTCTAACCCAAATACTTGTGCCATCTACCTTAGCAATAGTACCAGTTGCTTTTGTAGTTTGACCTTGAATTGTTTGTCCAGATTCAATTGCTGTTCCACCATTTCCACCAAGTGCAAATGTATAGATTGGATAAAATTCAACAATTTGATTTCTTCTTCCAAATCTATCTTCCTGACCATGACTATTCTCAATTCTATTAGTTGTTGCAATAACAGAAGCATTAGAAAGATCAATAACTGGACTCAAATGAGACACAGTAGATGAAAGAACCATCTTATAAGTTAGAGATTTAGAAAGATTATTCATAGTCTCATTAATTTCTGAAGCAACAAACTTTTGATTAGTGAAGTAATGTGCTTCATTTAAGAATGTTCTCTCAAAATCACCTTGTGAATAAGAAGTATAATTTGTTGTAGATGAATCAACAGGTACAACATTAGTTGTTTTAACAGAAGATTCTAATTTAGTTCCTGTAACAGTTAAATAATCAATTCTTGGATATAGAGTTTCAAACTTTCTATTATGAGTAGCATAAACATTATCTCCACCACCAATAGCATTACCTGTTGCTTGTGATAATGGTCTTATAGTATAAGTATCAACTCCACCATTATCAACTTCAAATAAAGTAGAATTTAAAGTATTTGCTGTAATACCAGATGTTTCTTTAGCACTCCTATAGAATACATATGATTTTCCTGTATCTTCAAATCCATTATCTCTATGATTAACTCTAATAACACTATTATTATTAGCAAACAACTTAGCAGAAGCATTTGTACCTGAACTAGCATTAGTTTCAAATGGATTACTCTCAAGAAGTTCGTATCCTAAACTATCATTCTTAAGAAGTAACTCAGCAGTACGTTGAATATTAAATTCTGCACGATGAAGTGTAAACTTAAGATCTTCAAATATATCTTCAGTCCAGTTGTCTACGTTCTGTGATCGGTAAACCGAACCTAGTGAAGGTTGGGTTGTGATAATTGTACTAGTTGATATGTCGGTTTCCCCTAAACGAGATGCCCACATTTCATAATCTATTGAATCAGTCTCTATTTGAAGAGCATACTCAGTATCATTTTGTAGATAAACAGGATAATCAAATCCAAATTTAGTTGCAGTAGTAGATTGTGTAATACCTGTTGTATCAGTTGATACACCCATTCTTACTGCTGGAGAATCAATCTCAATAGATGTTTCTATTTCACATCCACCTGCACCATTACCAACACCTTTAACAACTACTGAAGGTGGTTCTGTGTATCCAAAACCATTCAATGATACCTCAGTGTTATAAACTTTACCATTAGAAACTTCTACACTAGCAGTTGCAACTGAACCACCTGGAAGTTGAGGACTTTCAATAGTTAATATAGCACTATCATAATTAAGTCCTGGATTAGTTACTCTAAGAGCAGAAACTTTACCACTATCTTTAGCAATAGTTAGTTTAAGTGTACTTCCTTCAGTAGCATTTGCTAATGTAACAGATGGAATAGTTAAATCTTCATTCTCATAGAAAGAACGTCCATTATGATTACTAAGAACAATAGTATATACCTGTTCATTTGTTAATGAAAATGTACCAGCAGCAGAAGCAATTAAATCAACACCATTCTTATCAACAACTTTAAGTATAGGACCACTAGCAGCAGAACTTACACCAGTTACATTTTCACCCTTAGTTACATTAACATTACCATTAGCATAACATTTAAGGAATGTATTAGGTGTTAAAGTTTTTTCTGATCCTGGAATAACATTCTTACCTGGTTTATCACTATCAACATTACTTAGATAAACTTTAACAGGAATATTATCACTCTTCTTATTGAAATATAGATCAAGTCCAGTTACAAATACACCACCCTCATAATTCTCTACCTTAAATGTCTGAGCAAGAGGATTAGGTCTTATTGGATTATCTGTATTACTATCAATTAATTGAACACCTTCATTTGCCTTGAAGTATGCAGGTCTAGTAGAAACAATTCCAGAAGGATTCTCTGGAAGAGCACCAGCAGCATAGTACTTAACCTCTGCATATGTATCAACAGTTGACTTATCAGCATCAGTAGAACTAGATGTGAATCTAATAGTCTTAGTTCCAGTAGTAATTCTTACTTCTTCTGCTGTTGTATCATAATCAACCGTATCAATATCTCCACTCCATATTGCATTTTCTCTTGGAGGAGCACCAGCAGGAAGTAGTATCATTCCACTAGCATTACCATATTCATCAGTAGTAACTGTTCCATTAAATGCGGATGGTGAGTTACCAGCAATACCAGTAAATCTAAGGTCAGGGTTAACCCAACGATTAACATTTCTACCTTCCATGAAAATAGAAATATTGGTATTTGGTTTCAACCTTCTAACAATAAATTTAATAACTCTACTTCTAGCAAATAATTGAAGTGCAGTAGATATATTCTTCTCTCCAACTTTAGTAGTTTGTAATCCTTTACCTACCTCATTATTTTGAGGACTTACATTAGAAGAACTAGAAACAGATGCTAATTCAACAGCAGACTTAGCTTCCTGTGAATTAACTTTTCCTAATGAATTAATAGAAGTAAATGATGGTGAAGCACCTACCCAGTTCACAATAAATGAATTATGTAAACTAGAGAAACTCTCACTTACACTATCCTTAGCAATGAAGATAGTAAACAGATTAGTATTTGTATCTACAATTAGAGGTTCTACACTTTGATCATACCAACTATCAACACTAGGTGATATATCTCCATCTCCAACATATTGAAGAACAACAAATGGATTTGGATTTAATGTCTTAGATGCAAAGTCATTACCAAGTAATTCTAATTCTGAATATGGAAGAGTGATGATATCACCAGACTTCTTATATCCTGAAACAGATCTTTGATCTTGTCTTGTATTAACTTCCTTAAGAGAAATAGAATCTTCTTTAGATTGTGGACGTAATACTGATTGTTGACTATTAACAGCACATGTATAATCTAATGAAGTTAAGTTACCTACACTATGTGCTTCAAAGTTATCAACAAAGAATCCACTCTTAAAGCGATCCATACCAATATCATCCTTGACCTGCATATTTAATGCTTGCTGCTCAAGAATACTTAATGTTGTATAATATTCTAACCTCTCTATTCTCTTCTCCAACTTACCAATGTCACGCATTGTATAACGACGGTTATCAACTGAAGTAATCCTTACATCTTTACTAGTTGTTGTATACGCAGGAATATAAACATAGAATAGCGGTACAGCATCATCTACTGGATCTGGTTTTGATGGGTTGAGAGAAGAGTTTCCTTCTTTTACTAGGAATTCTCCTTTCTTGTTAAGAAAGACCCCATCAATGCGATCTAAGTACTGAATCTGACTGAATGAGAATGTATATTCTAAGTTAACATCAGGAGCAGGAGTAGATGCAATAACAGATCCTGCACCAGCAAATGAACCTGCTGTATTTTCTAATGAAGAAATATCTTGGAAACCAGGAACAATAGCAGCAGTATCAACTTTTGGTCTAAAGTCAATAACATTCTTAAGTTCTACAATACCATGAACAGAAGAGTTAAAACTTGGAATCTCATCTTCTGGCAATCCTGCTTCATGCAAATAACTATCAATAGTACAGAAATCACCTTGTGATTGCTCGAAGTAATCAAAAGCAATTACTAATTGTCCTGTTGTCTGTTCGTATCCTGGCTTGAGGACGACTCTAGAAACATCATAAACTGTGTCTCTCTGTCCATCATCAAAAGTGAATCTGTTAGTAACATCAGTACCACTAACAAGATTACCCGCAGTATCAACTTCTGGTGGTTGTGTTGATGTTCCTTCATAAACATATCTTAGTTTATATGCATCAGAGTAAGATAGTATTTCTACAACCTCACTATCATAATCAGTTCCTCTAAATGGAATTACACGATCTCCAGAAGAAGTAACAGTAATTCTCTTATTCTTAATTGCTGTCTTAAGTCTTGGCTTAGCATTAGTAACTTCAAGAGTAGCAGTTAATTTAAGTGTTGGGTATGTTCCATTACTTGCAATAGTTCCAAAATAATTATTTGGAAGATCAAGACTTAAACTTCCACTAGTAAGACCACTAGCAGTATCAGTAGCAGCAGAAATTTCCACTGCATCAGCAGGAATATAAACGATATCACCTTTAACAATATCTGGAGCATCACCTGGATCAAGAACAGTAACAAGGAAATTACTCTCACTATATGCAGCAAAACGTTGTGTACCAAATGGAAGTTGTGCAGCGTATGTTATAGTCGAACCGCCAGATGCTGTACTTACAAAATCTCTACGGAAATAATATTTAATCTTACTATCTTCATTACCAGCAGAAATCTGTTCTACTTGCTTACTTCCTGTTGGAAATATTAATGATCCTTGGTTGGCATTACTAACCTTTGGACGCAATCTTACAATACTAGTATTAGTTACATCACTAGGTAGTGCAGTATCAAGATATACACGAGTCTTAGCAGATCCTATTTGTTTAGTTGCATATTCAACTACAGAACGAACAACATTATTATTTGCATCAGAAAATTGAACTACATCTCCTTGTTGCAATAATGGTGCTGCATCAGCACTGAAACTAGTAGATTCAATATAACTTAAACCTTGTGTTCCAAAGAAAGTAAAGTCAGTTACAGCTTTAATTTCAGAATATGTCTGACTATCAACTACAACGTCAGCATAGAATGTATTACCACCACCTGATCCATACTTACATCCCAATGATTTAACATTTTGTGGAGTATATGTGGTTACTGTATTTCTATACAATACAGCAAGAACAGATGCACCTTGACTATTAGATCCATTTATTGTTACTACTGGTGGTTGAGCATATTCAGTAGTTACAGCATTTCTATTAGCGATCTCCACAGAATATATGGATCCAACATTAAGTCTACCATATGTAATCTTGGAAGTATCATACTCAACACCATTTACAAGAATAGTTGATGTATCAGGATAACCAAGACCACGTTTAAGAACTTTAAAATGAGAAATAGTATTCTCTCTAGCAACTCTTACCGTTGCACCACTTTCATCTCTAAGTGTCTCACCAGAAAGAAATCTTCCAGATAGTGTATTAACAAATAGTAGTACACCTGTACTATAAACACCAGCTGGTGCTCCTTCTACAACACCATAAGCACCACTAGTTAATCCAGTAACATACTTACCTCTAGTAAAGGTTCCATCTGGAGCAGTACTTTCTAATTTAATCTTAGTATAGAACTCAGGATCAAAATATGATATTCCAAAGGTTGCATTATATGCAGCAGTACCTTCAGAAAGACGACCCTTAGAAAGAATAATATCAGAATCTGAATTAAATCCAGATCCTCTTTCTTGTAAGAAGAAGTTACTTGGTTTTACTTTACCAATTAAAGGAGTAATAGTTTCACTATAATCTACTATTACACCAAATTGACTAGTATCATTTTTAGCATCTGATATACTAAGGAATAATTTTCTTTCTTTTGCAGAATCTCCATTATCAAATTCCTTTAATAAAAGTTCTAATTCATCTTTTCGTCCACTAACAGTTAGTTCTAAGTATTGAACTGCTGATGATGCATTAATAGGAGGTTTGTTAATAGTAGCAAATGATAATGATTTAAGTGTACCAATATCATATTCTGCACCAGATCTAGACTTAATATAATACAAACTACCAATAGAACTTTCAAATGTTCCATCAGTAATAGAAACTAATGTTGTTGAAGGATGCTGTACATCTATAGTAATAGTTTTAATACCATCATTAGAATCAAATATTTGAGATGAATCTGCTCTCTTACTTAAAGTCTGTCTATGATCAGTTGCTGCTTCTGTACCGTTTAAACCAACACTACCATCATTGAATGTAGAGTATACAAATATATCAGGATATGCAGTAAGTTGTGATCCTTCTTTGTTTAAAGGAACACTACCAAATGTATTAGTAATACTAAATGTTGGAAGACCTTTAGTTTTTAAAACTACATTATCACTAGAAAGACTTTCTCTTGCTTTCTGAATATCTAAGTACTTGGTTTCCTTATTAACAATCTCATATCCCTTGATATATGCTTTACCTGGTCCAATACTAGCAACCATCTTTCTAGATGCATCACCAGCAGATACTCCATTATAGAGTCCAAATTCATCAACAGAATATAATCCTTGATTATTATTCTTCTGTGCATACTCTCTAACATCAATAGAGAAATCATTTACAACATAATCTCCACTCTCATCAAATGTCCTTCTTGCAAGAGTATTCTCAAGAAGATTATAATCTGTTGGAGCTACTTTCTTTTGTACAACTCCTCTAGAAACTGTAAGAAGTTGAATAAAATTCTTATCTGTAATTGCACCAAGTGCAAATTCTTTTAATGTAAGAGATATCTTTAATCTATGAGCACCAGGTGCAGTAGAGTTAGAAGATCCAATAGCATTATCATATAATGATGTATCTTCTTCTGGAGTTACTATATCTTCTACAATAGTAAATCCAACCTTAGCAGATGGTTTGTCGTAATATTCATCTATAACAAGAAGACCTGCATCATTACGAACAAAATAACCATTAATAAAGTAAATACCTTCTTCTACTTTAACAGCAGAACCATATCCCATTGCAGGACTTTCAAGTGAAGTAACTTCGTTAGTATCAGGATTAGTTACTTGAATACTCGTAGGAAGTACACTACCATCTGTACCAACCACGAGTAAAGGAGTATTGACACCATCAACAACTTCTAGAGTCTCACCCTGTCTAAAAGTAGTCTCAGTATTAGAATTACCACTGTTAAGATAATTAACAAACAACGTATCAGCAGAAGACTCAGTTGCTAATTTCGTTGTCAGTATAGTACCAATAACACCAGAAGTAAGACCTTTCACTTGCTGACCAACTAGCTGTGAAATGTCGTATTTTTTATATACAATATCAGTACCATCGTTAACTGCTACCTCTGAGACAGATGATAGTTTAACGTAATCTAATTTCGTATTTAATCCTACTTCACCAGGTATGACAAGTTCACCTTGTTTAAAGGCATACTTACCAAAACTTTCTACTTGGTTCTGTAGAATAGATTGTA